GCTACTCAGCAAGCTGTTGAGACATCCCATGCTGAGATCATGGAAGCTGTGTTCGGTCAAGGTGAGTTCTTTGACATTGAAGATGACGTAGCTGATGTCAACGGTAATCCTATCGACGTTCAAGACCTGAAACGTAAGATGATGGATGACTTCGCTAAGGATAAGGTCCGTAAGAGTATCGATCAGATTGGCTTGATGGCTAAGATCTACGGTACAGGTATCGGTGAGCTGGTTGTTAAGACAGCTAAAGAGTTCGTACCTTCTACTCAGCCTATCCCCGGTGTTACAGGCCAAGCAGCCATTGGTGTGATGGAGAAGGAACGTATCTCCATTACTTTGAACCCTATCAACCCTAAGAACTTCTTGTTTGACCCTAACGGTACATCGGTGGATGACTGTATGGGTGTAGCTATCGAGATGCCTGTGAGCTTACATAAGATCGTAGCAGGTATGGAGTCAGGTATCTATCGTAAGGTAGACATCTCTCCTTACATGGACGATGACTCTCTAGAGGCTACTCAAGAACTCCGTCAGTTCCAAGACAACAAAGCTACTCTCATCAAGTACTACGGCTTAGTGCCTCGTGAGTACTTGATGCAGCTAGAGAATGACGGTAAAGAAGTGGTTGATCTCTTCCCTGAAGACTCAACAGCTGATGAGTACTCTGACCTCGTGGAAGCCATCATTGTCATCGGTAACGGTAATCTCTTGCTCAAGGCTGAAGAGAATCCTTACATGATGAAGGATCGTCCTATCATGACGTATCAAGACGATACAGTACCTAACCGCTTGTTGGGTCGTGGTGTCGTTGAGAAGGCATACAATATGCAAAAGGCTATTGATGCTCAGTACCGTGCATACCTTGACTCATTGGCTTTGACTACATCGCCTATGATCGCTATGGATGCTACTCGTCTACCTCGTGGTGCTAAGTTTGAAGTTAAGCCCGGTAAGGCTCTCTTGACCAACGGTAACCCCGCTGAGATCATGATGCCATTTAAGTTTGGTTCTACCGATGGCAATGCTCCAGCGGCTGCTCAGAACTTCGAGCGTATGTTGCTCCAAGCTACTGGCACTATGGACACCAACGGCATGATCAGCCAAGTCTCTCGTGATGCCTCTCAAGGCGGTATCTCGATGGCTGTAGCTTCCTTGATCAAGAAGAATAAGCGTACTTTGACTAACTTCCAAGAGGATTTCCTGTCTCCTTTCATCAAGAAGGCAGCATTCCGCTTCATGCAGTTTGACCCTGAGCGTTATCCTTCAGCTGACTTGAACTTTGTTCCTACAGCTACTTTGGGTATCATGGCTCGTGAGTACGAACAATCTCAGTTTATTGCTCTGTTGCAGACCTTAGGTCCTAACACTCCAGTGTTGCCTTTGATCTTGAAGGGTGTGATTGCTAACTCTTCTCTGTCTAACCGTGCTGAGATGATTGAAGCTCTCGACAAGATGGCTCAACCTGATCCACAACAGGCTCAGATGCAGCAGATGCAACAACAGTTGGCTATCCAAGCTGCTCAGGCTCAGATCGCTGTGAACACTACTCAGGCTGAACGTAATAAGGCTGAGGCAATGAACACAATGGTTGAGACTCAGTTGAAGCCTAAGGAAGTTGAAGCTAAGATTATCTCTTCTACTACACAAAATCTTCCTAATAATGATGATTTAGCTAGCAAAGAGTTTGACAGACGTGTTAAAATAGCGGACTTAATGCTTAAAGAAGCTGACATGAAGAACAAATCTAAGATCGTTGAGCTTCAGATGAGTCAGCACAAGCAAGATAGCGCTATGAAAGAAGCTGATTTCTTGAAGCAACTCACTGAAAGCCTCAATAAATGATACTTAAAGACATTGAAAGCCTCTCTGACGCTGAGAAATTAGCGTTAGTTCAGGCCGTTCAAGAGAGTGTAGCAGCCAACAAAGCGAAACAGACCACTCAAGAGGTGGGTCAGTACGCTAAGTTGGTTGTTGACGCCATTAAGAAGATCAAAACTGATTTAGAAGAGCGTTACGCTGCCATTAGTGCTGACATCGCAGTAAAAGCTGCTGCTATTAAGGACGGTAAAGACGGTTTACAAGGCCCTAAAGGTGAAAAAGGCGATACAGGCCTCCGAGGTCTTGACGGAGCTAAGGGAAAAGACGGTAGAGACGGTGTAGACGGTAGAGACGGTGCTGATGGTCACTGTGTTACTGATGCTCGTATTGACTTTGATGGCTCCTTGATCATTTGCTTATCTAGTGGTCATGAAATCAATGCCGGTGAAGTCGTCCCTATGGACGTTGCTGAGAAGATCAAGGTCATTGGCAACGGTGGTGGTACTTCTCAGTACGTTGTGGATGCTCTAGAGTCTCTTCAGACTGCTATTGACGCTGTAGCTATCCCTTCTCAGACAGGGAATGCAGGAAAGTACTTAGGTACTACGGGCTCAGCTCTTCAGTGGGAAGATTTCCCTGATTTGACCATTACAGATACCTTTGTAGTGAACACAGAAGCTGCTATGCTTGCTTTATCAGCTCAAAAGGGTGATGTAGCTGTACGTAGCGATCAGAATAAGACGTATATCCTGACGGCCTCTCCAGCAACTACCTTAGGTAACTGGCAAGAGCTGTTAACACCTACTGACTTGGTGCTCTCAGTAGCTGGTCGTACAGGCTCTGTAACTTTGTCTACAAGTGATATCAGTGGCTTAGGCACTATCGCTACTCAAGCAGCTAATAACGTAGCTATCACTGGTGGGGCTATTGACGGTACAACTATTGGTGGAACAACTCCAGCGGTAATCACAGGTTCAATCGTTAACGCTAACACTAAAGTAGTTAGCCCTGATTTCTACGCTCAATCTATCTTAGGGGGTAACCTACGTACATACACAGGTACAAGCTTACTGAATTGGGATGGTGGCGGTAGCGGGAATATTACTCTCAACGGCGGCTTGACAGCTACTCCAGCGAATAAGAGCTTTACTTTCTCCCCTACTGGCACAGGTACTGTAACGATCAACCCTGCCACAGCTGGAACACTAGGGAACATGGCTATTGCCTCTAGTTGTACTTTCCCTACTTTGAATCAGAACACAACAGGAACAGCAGCTTCAACACCTAAGCTACTCACCAGTAACTTCACTATTGAGGAGTCAGGTGGTAAGTTGTTGTTCAAGTACGGAGCTACAACTATTGCTTCTATGTCTTCCACAGGTGTTATCACCTCAGCTACTAACATCGTGTCCAACGGCACGCCTTAACTAATCTTTAACTAGGTACTTTAAACTATATGGCACAAACTTCTCTTAATTCGACAGGCGTAGCTAGCTCCGGCGCTCTGTCTTTGCAGTCTAACGGAACTACTGAGGCTATTGGTATCTCCACAGGTCAAGTAGCTACATTCGCTCAAAACCCTATCCTGACTTCAGGTACAGCTAACGGTGTTGCTTACTTGAATGGCTCAAAAGTAGTCACTTCAGGTAGTGCTTTGGTGTTTGATGGTACTAACCTAGGCTTGGGTGTTACTCCTAGTGCTTGGGCAACAGGATGGAAACCTGTTCAAATGGGTTCATGGGGTGGTTTTGTTGCTGGTCGTGATTCGTTCTCACAGTTGTGGACAGGGGCGAACAACTACTACAACGGCACAAACTGGATTTATAAAGCTACCGATTACGCTTCTCAGTATTACCAAGCAGACGGAGCTCACGTTTGGCGTACAGCAGCCTCAGGCACAGCAGGTAACGCCATCACCTTCACCCAAGCAATGACGCTTGATGCTAGTGGGAACTTGGGTATTGGTAACACATCTCCTACCGTTCCATTGTCGTTTGCTAACTCTGCTGGTACTGCTGGAACAGCAAATAAGATTTCTTTATTCTGGACTGCTGGTGAGTCTTTTGGACTTTACGGTTTTGGTGTTTCGGCTGCACAGCTAGACTATGTTACTGGCGGCGCTCATGTTTTCTATTCACGGTCAACAAACACTAGCACAGAACGCGCCCGTATTGACTCCAGCGGTAACTTGCTGGTGGGGACTACAAGTACAGGACTGAAAACTAATAGAAGCATGGGTTTTCTGGTAAACGGCGGATGTGTTCAATACATGAGTCATTCGACTTCCGACGCCTCGGGTGATTCATACATTGAGTTCGGCTATAACGGAACTAAGATTGGCTCTATTACTCAATCAGGAACAACTGCCGTTGCTTACAACACTTCTTCAGATTACCGTTTGAAGAACTCTATTGCACCAATGACAGGCGCTTTGGCTAAAGTTGCGTTGTTGAAGCCTTGCACATATAGATGGAACGCTGACGATAGCGATGGTGAGGGTTTTATTGCTCACGAATTGGCTGAAGTCTGCCCCAACGCAGTTACAGGCGAGAAAGATGCTGTAGACGCTGACGGCAATCCTAAATATCAAGGCATCGACACCAGCTTCTTGGTTGCTACTTTGACAGCAGCCATCCAAGAACAACAAGCAATCATCACATCTTTGACAGCTCGCATTGAAGCATTGGAAGCCTGACATGACTACAACTTGGACAATCAACAACCTAGACCGTGAAACCGCTGATGGTTTGGTGACT